TTAATCGCCCAAGTCTTTCGCTATATGGACCACTTGCCCGACGACTTGAAAGTTGTACTGCTCGTGCTTTGGTATATCGTAAGCGCTGTAAAAACTATTGTCGCTTATTAAGCGCCAGGTGCCCAGCACGCTTTGGTAGCGCTTCACAAATAACTCGTCACCGTTTCTGAAAATGTAGATGTGGCCGTCTGCCGGAGTGTTGCGGCCCAGGTGAACGACAAGGGTGTCATTGCTGTGAATGGTTGGCTCCATGCTATCGCCTTTGGCCCACACTATCGCTAACTCATGTTCATTGAAGCCCCTGTACTTCAACCACTTGCGCCTAAATGCCAAATGCCTTACCGGGTTCAGCTGGTCTGGATTTAACGAGCCATGCCCCGCTGATACTTGAATTCTGTAGCCAGGTATTAAAGCAAACTCCTCCAGAAAATCAGAAACAATAGGTATGGATGAATAAGGCTGAGGCGCTTCGTTAATCTGGTCTGCATTGTCACCCAGCAAGCTTCGCTGTGTGTCAGCCGGCAGCAAGCTTATGTGGTATTCCATTGCCTTTGTGCCTCTGCGCTTCCTGCATAGGTGCTCTTTGCCAGCTGCCAAATCCTTTAAATGGTCTCTGGTCCATCTATCGGATGTGGGGAAACTTCCATGCCCTGCCAATTCGGATGCAATAAACCACATCGACCGTTTCATGCCGCCACCAACGGATGCTTGATCCGTTTCTGCCAAACCTGCGTCCGATTCTTTTAACTCTTTGTTTTCACTGTCATTAGTCATTTTTAAATCCAAGGCTTTGAAAAATAGTAACGGATGCCATGGCAAATAAATCATCCGTTGCTATTGACCGATTCATCCATTTGATCAATTATGTAGTTACTAAGTAAAGCAACTTATAAGGGTTACTAAGTTGAGTAATGAATCAGTCTCTCAAAAAAGCGAACAATATGGAAGAGATTGGCATCGGGCCGACATCATTGCTGCGTTAAAAAAACGCGGTTTGTCCGTTCGTCAGCTATCAAGGGACGCAGGGTTAAGCGAAAACACACTGGCTAATGCACTGCGTTCGCCGTGGCCTAAAGGTGAAGAAATTATTGCAACGGCTATAGATATGAAACCCGAAGAGGTTTGGCCCAGCCGTTACAAAGCATTGCGCGCAGCGAGTTAAGGAGGAATTCGTATGTGGCTATTAGCGAGTGAATTAGCAGGCGTTGTTGGCTTGCCGGGATCTGACAGAAATGTGCGCGAGCAATTAAAAAAACTGGCCAGTGAAAATCCGGAACTGGCACGCAAAAGACAAGGGACGAAAGGGACTGAATACCACATCAGCTTATTACCCTCTGCAACACAAACCGCGCTCTACAAAATTAAAGGCCAGATAAAAGTTGGCGAACAGCTGGTAACTATCCCACAAAAGAAAGCGCGTGAAACCTATTGCAGCGAAGCGCTTTGGGCGCGCTGGAACAAGAACAACCACGCCGCTAAAGAGAAAGCACAACAAGCCTTGCTGGCCGTAAAAGCCGTGTTTGCATTAAAGCGTAATGGCGTCAGTTTGATGGATGCCTATGACTCTGTATGTGCGCAATACAATGTAGCGCTTAGCACGCTGCGCCGTCATTGCGCCATGGTCAAAGGTTACGACGAAGCCGACTGGGCACCAGCGCTGCTGCCTAAACATTTTGAAGCGTCACAATCCAAAAAGAAAAACCAGTTTGCGTTTATTACGCCGCAAGCGTGGGAGCTGTTTAAAGCCGACTACCTCAGCCTGGAACAACCAGCCATGACAGTAAGCTACGAGCGTTTACTGGATGCCGCCAAAGGTAAAGGCTGGGAGATACCCAGTTTAAAAAGCCTGGCACGGCGCATGGCCCACGAAGTACCGGCACAGCAATTGGTGCTACTGCGTGAAGGTGAGCACGCCTTGCACCAGCTTTACCCGCCACAAGAACGCACAGTCGAAGGCATCCATGCCATGGAGTGGTTGAACGGCGATGGCTACCAACACAACGTGTTTGTGAAGTGGTTTAACGGCGAAATTCTGCGCCCTAAAACATGGTTCTGGCAGGACATTCGTAGCCGCAAAATCGTGGGTTGGCGCTGTGATATCAGCGAGAACACCGACAGTATCCGCTTGTCGCTGATGGATGTATTTGCAAAGTATGGTGTGCCTAAAGAAATCACCATAGATAACACCCGCGCCGCCGCCAACAAGTGGATGACCGGCGGTGTACCAAACCGGTACCGCTTCAAAGTTAAAGAAGATGATCCGTTAGGCATCATCCCGATGATGGGCATTAACCTGCATTGGTCCAGCGTGATCTTTGGCAAGGGCCACGGCCAGGCCAAACCGATAGAGCGTACCTTTGGCGTGGGTGGCCTTGAAGAATACATCGACAAACACCCTATATGCCGTGGCGCTTACACAGGCCCTAACCCAATGGCAAAGCCAGACAACTACGGCAGCAAAGCCATAGCTGCAGAAGAGTTTTTACAGGCCATTGCCAAGGGTGTTGAAATGTTCAATGCCAAAGCCAACCGCGATACCGAAATTTGCAAAGGCTTTATGAGCTTTGACCAAGCATTTAATGCCAGTTACGAAACCGCTGAAATACGCAAAGCCACCACCGCACAACTGCAGTTAATGATGCTGCAAGCCGAAGCCGTAACTGTGTCGAAGCACGGCACCATAGTGCTTGATGCAGGCGGCAGTTTAAAGGGCCGCAAAAACCGCTACTTCAACGACACCATGATGAACTATGTCGGGCAGAAACTGGTGGCGCGTTTTGACCCGCTAAAGCTGCATGACGCGGTAGAGATTTACGCCCTGAACGGTGTGCATATTTGCACTGCTGAATGCCTAGAAAAAGTGGGCTTTGGTGACACCCAGGCAGCGCGTGAAACCAAGCGTAAACGCACTCAGTTTACCAAGGCAAACAAGCTGGCTGCACAAGCCAAAGTCAGTATCGACTCGCTTGAGCTGGCCGCCATGATGCGCCCTGTTGAAGAAGAAGTTATCCCTGAAAGCAAAGTGGTAATGATGATGCGCCCGGCTGTACGGGGCAACACCGCAACAGCCATTGCCTACGACCATGACCAACTGGCCAACCCCGAGAACGAACACAAAGCAGAGTGCGCCGCCAACTTCAGCGAAAGCGTGGCTTACCTGCGCGAGCTAAAACAGAAAAACCGTATTTAAACCCTATTTGAAACAGCAATAACAAGGACTAATGATGACCAATGTACACAGCCTAGCGAAGGCAGAAAGCCAGCAAACTGAAGTGATTATGCGTGTGACCACATTGATTAGCGCTAAGCGCGTTACGTCAGGGCAAGTTGCACAAGAAATCAGTGTATCGCCCTCCACACTCAGCCAGGTATTGAACGGTTTATACAAAGCCGACCCGTCAAAAATTATTGAAAAGTTAGAAAGCTGGTTGCGTCTGCGTGAACAACGCGACGCCAACCCCAGCACAGACCCTGGCTTTGTAATGACACCAACAGCCAAGCTGATTATGGACGACCTAACGTATGCCCAAATCACTGAATCTATCGTGGTTATTTACGGTGCATCCGGCGTAGGCAAAAGCAAAACACTGGACGAATACCAGCGCACCAACAACAACGTGTGGAAAGTAACCGCCAGCCCAAGCCGCAGCAGCCTTACTGAGTGCCTGTACGAAATTGCTATGGAGCTTGGCATGGAGCAAGCGCCCCGCACCAAAGGGCCACTGGCCCGGGTAATACGCCAGCGCCTTAAAGGCAGCGAAGGCTTGGTAATTGTGGATGAAGCCGATCACCTGGATTACCCCACGCTGGAAGAGCTGCGCATCCTGCAGGAAGAAACCGGCATAGGCATGGCGCTGGTGGGCAACAACAAAGTGTACACCCAGCTAACCGGTGGCCGCCGCAATGAAGACTTTGCCCGGCTGTTTAGCCGCATCGCCAAAAAGCGCGGCATTCACAAAACCAAAGTAACAGACGTGCGCGCCATTGCCGAAGCCTGGAACGTGGGCGGCGGCAGTGAAATGAACGTGATGATCCAAATTAGCGAGCGCCCCGGTGGCCTGCGCCTACTCACCAAAACAATAAAGCTGGCGGCCATGTTTGCCAAAGGCGCGTTGATCACAGAGCAATTGCTACGCACTGCACTTGCTGAACTAGAAACCAACGATTGAGGCAAGCAGCAATGAAAGCAGAAAACATCGTCGACAAACAAAACGTGCAACTAATGCTGCGCCAGCAAGGCTGCCAAGTGCTGCGCGTTACTTCACGCAAAACACGGGCCGTTATCGAAATACAACAGCCATCACCGCAGCTGCAGAAAATCGCAGCAGCATTTACTGAAAACGTGAACGGCCAGCAGCGCCAGGCGTTTTATGCCCAAGTGCGAAGCTGTGTAGTGCATTGGCACCAGGAGGCTCAGGCATGAACCAGCACGAAAGAAAAGCCACAGAGGCTGAGTTGGCAAGGCTGCGTGCCAGACAGCAGCAATATCTGACTAATGCAGCTAGTAAAGGCGCTCCGCTGTATGCCCTGTTTTGCCCTAGCTGCAATGCTACGCAATTAACCACCGCTGCCCAGGCAGACGAATTAACCGCCATTTGCTCCTGTTGCGCCGCCATTTTTGGCGTTCGCAATAGCAGCATTAAAGCAACCCTGTGCCTGTTTGAGCCAGGCATTAAACCTGAATTTAGAGCGTGAGGCAGATATGAGCAATTCAACTACATCAGCACAACAAGCCGCAGTGGCAGCAGCACCAGCCAAGCCGGTAATCCCAACGCCGGAAGGCTATTGGAAAGATGCCAAAGGCAAGCTTACCCACGAATCGTTGGTTCGCCCCATCGACAAAGAGCGGGATAAGTTGGTTAAAGAATTATTCAATAGCTCTCTGGCCGTAAGTGCATGCCTGGCTGAATTTAAAAAGCGCGCCTTTGGTGATATTGAAGCCTTTGTTGCTTTATCGCTTGAGCAGTACCAGGTGGATATTGGCGGCAAGAAAGGCAACGTCACGCTGTATAGCTACGACGGTAAGTACAAAATCATCCGTGCCATTCAGGATTCAGTGAAATTTGATGAACGTATTCTGGCAGCCAAAGAGCTGATTTATCAGTGCGTCACTGAATGGACAGAAGGCGCACGGCCAGAAGCGAAAGCCATCATTGACCACGCCTTCAAAACCGACAACGACGGCAACCTGAGCGTGTCCCGCATCTTGTCACTGCGCAAACTGGACATTAAAGACCCACGCTGGATCCAGGCTATGGATGCCATTAGCGAATCACTGCAAGTGGTTAGCAGCAAAGCCTATGTGCGGGTGTATGAGCGCATCGGTGAAACGGATATGTACCGTCAAGTTCCACTGGATTTAGCGGCGGTGTCGTTATGAGCGCCATCACTGCAATGCCAACCGAAGAGCAAATCCGCGTTGAAATCGCGGTAGCTACCAGCCTGGAAGAAAAGTACGGCACTAACGAACCAACCAAAACCTACGAGCAAGGCGTTGCTGACGCCTTGCTGTGGGTGCTTGGTGGCCAGAAGCCATTCACAGTTGGGGGTAATCAGCCGGTTCGGAGCAAACAATACGAGAACGTTTTACAGCTGTGTGAAGCCGGTGAGGTTGTAGCGCAAAAAGTTGTGGAGCCAGATGTCAGCAGCATCGCGCTACTGGATGCGCAATACGACAACGAGCGCTTAATCCGGTTAGCCAGCGAGTCTCCATCATTGGCGCAAATGGTACGCAATGCTCTGGCAGAAATGGACGAGTACGGCGATCAGCATTTTGCTATTTGGCTGGGCAGCTTTATGGAAGACCGGCCAAAAACGCAGGTTCAGCTTCTGATAACCCAGCATCCGCAATTCACCATAGACGAGGATTAAGCCATGAGCCAACAGAAGCCAGTGAGCTTAATCACTAAAGAGCAATGGGCTGCTATTGAAAAGGAAATGGCGGGTGGCTGGGTGAGTATCAGATTCAGCTATCAAGGGCACGAAATTGGTGTTAGCCGTGAGCGTAAAAGCGAGTCAACAACAGTGCTGGTTGTTTATATAGATGGCGTTATCAAAGGCAGCTGGGCTTGCCGTACTGATAAAAAACCAGACGACATGCCAGAGTTTTTACCGCAGGTGTGGAGCAAAAAAACACTCAGTGTATATACACCTAAAAAAATTGCTGAAATTGAAAAGAACTTTGGTAAGCGTGACGCAAAAAAATACTTTCCGAACCTGCATGCAAAGACGGAAATATTTCTACCTTACTTCTCAAAAGCCTCAGTGCTGTGCCGCCAGTTTAAAAAACTTGAAGGCTTAGAGCTGACCCAAGCTTTGTTTCTGAAAACGCCAGAGACAGAACCCAGTTGATTAAGCGAAACGCCCTGCAGTTTGGGGCGTCTGCCAGTGGTGGTTCACTGGTACTGATGAGCAGCCACTATGCAAAAACCAACTGAGTTTGAAATGGCAACGGCTGAGCAATTAGCAACAGCGCGTGGCCACAGCAAGCCTACGGCTGCAGACACAGAGGATGCTAAGGCATTAGTAGAATCTTGGAATACAAAGCGCCTGCAGCTTGGCCTGCAGCCTTGGGAATAACCGGAGTAATTATGTTAGAGACAGCAGAACGTTTAATTATCAGTGAGATTGGCGACTTTATTGCCAGCTTAGGCCATCCGGGAGAACCGGAAACGCCAGAGCAGATGCAGGCTGAATTAATGGCACGGGTACAGCGTGTATTTGCGGACGTTAGACTGCAGACAGGTACTGATATTGAGCGACAAGATGAAATCGTCGCAATCAAAATTAGGACCATTAAGGAGTTTGAAAAGTTCTTAGACGACACCTTCCCAAACGAGGGCGTTAATTACGCCACTTACGGTTATTGCATTGAACAGTTCCCCAAGATGCTGCTTGAGCAAGCTAAGGCAGGTGCGTGATGCCACTTAAAAAAGATGAAAGAAAACAGAAGTACAGCATCATTATGGGCCTAATGCTTAAAGGCGAAAACAAGAAAGCTTTTGACGAGTTAGCTTGCATGTGTGGCGAGGATACCGGGCTATTTGTTTTGGTAGATTACGATAAGGCTGTCAGTGAAAACCAACTACGCCAGCAAGCCAAGGCAGGTGCCGAATGACCTATATCACAGAAAAGGCCCGGCGTTCCGGCGTTACAGCTGCTGCTGAACAGCGGCGAACCCTGATTAGCATGATCCACATCGCACGCACCCAGCTGGGTATGGATGAAGACAGCTACCGCGCAAACCTTGCGCACTACGCAAAGGGCAAGACCAGCTGCAGCCAGCTAACAGTGCCAGAGCTTTTTACAGTGCTTGAAGCGTTTAAAGACTTGGGTTTTAAACCAACAGCTAATAAGCGTTTAAGCCCACGCACGGCAGATGGCCCGAAGGGCGAGCGCAGTGCTATACGCGCCCTGTGGATTTTTATGCACCGCGCCGGCTTTATTGAAGACGGCAGTGAAGCGGCCCTAAACGCCTGGGTGCAACGCATGACAGCGGCGGCTAACGATGGCACCGGCATTGCCGAGGTGCAGTGGTTACGCGGTGAGGATGCGGCCAGAACCCTTAACAGCTTAAAGCGCTGGGCGCGCCGCTGCTTGTTTGAAAACCTTAAAAAGCGCGGCTACCAGCCTGATCCGAAAGACAGCTACAAAGAGTTGCTGCAACGCTGGGAGCGCATTAACGGGGCCATGCTATGAAATTAAGCCGCTGCCCTGTTTGCCATTCAAATATCCACCTGGATCAACTGGTGGCCGACGATGCTGGCCGCCAGTTGCTGGGCCAGTTTGCGCGTATGAATTACAAGCTGGGTGGCAATATGGTGGCGTATCTGGCGCTGTTCCGGCCAACCAAACAAGACCTAAGCAACAGCAAGGCACTTAGCCTGGTGCAGGAAGCTCTGGCACTAACCAGCAACCACAATGCTTTGGCCGAAGCGCTGGAGCAAACCGTGGCCAGCCTGCAGCAAAACCGCATAAACGGTAACGGCAAACAGCTAACCAACCACAACTACCTGCGCAAAGTGCTTACCACCCGCCTTGGGCAGATAGCCGCTGAAACACCGGCAGGCAGTACCATTGAGTACAAAGCGCAAACCGTAACTAACCCCGAGGAAGACCGCCGCCTGTTTGAAGCGCACATGCTAAAACTGGGTGGCCGCATTATTGAGGTGAACCATGAGTGAGCATAATGCAGCAGACGATACCGGCGATTTCTTTGGTTATGACAATGTCAGCTTAGATGACGTTGAGCGCATAGCCGAAGATGAAGAGTCGCAGCGCTGGCCAGAAGCAATGCGGCAGATTTACGCCATGTTTAAAAACGAACTTGAAACGCATGGTGCCGACACTAAAATTGCTATCGCGTTGCTGAATCGCATTTGCCGCGAGTTCGGCGGCGTGCAGCTGTATCTGCCACGGGGCCGCCAGTTAGAAGCGGAGATTATGAACCTGTCCATCTGGCAGGAGTTTAAGGGCGACAACGTTGAGGAGCTGTCACGCAAGTACGACAAAAGCATGCAGCATATCTATCGGGTTGTTGCTAAGATGCGCAAGCGAGAAGTGAAAAACAGACAACCGGATTTGTTTTAAGGAAAGGTTTATGAAGAAGTTAATGTTGATTGCAGCCCTGATTTCATCACCGATAATGGCAGGCGAAAGTGATTGGGCTCAAACTGATCAGCCTAATGTGTATACCTCATTGGATATCGTGAGCGGTAAATTAAGCGCTATGATAAAAACCTACAAGGATGGTAGTTTGAGGTTCGGCTTATTTCTACCCTATGAGAAATGTTATGTGGCTGAGTCTTACACTGAACCATTTGCAAGCTTGATAGTTGTCGGTGGACATCATGATTTTAAGTTGCAGTGCCTTGGTAAAAATAAGGCTGTCGTTTACTCGGATGATGCTGTAAATGTCGAAATTATTAATGCTCTGATTAAAGACGGTAATGTTTGTTTAACCATTGAAGAAGCTGGCGATTCAGTGAAAATGTGTTTCTCAGGCAAAGGTGTTAAAGAATTAAAAGAACTCGCTCGCGTCAAATAGAACAACCCGCGTTAATTAATCCAGCCCCTAAATAAAAAGCACAATTCGATTAATATACTTAATCAGGTTGTGCTTTTATGCTTTCCGGCTCTCACGCTGCTTTACCACCGGCCAGTTACCCATTTGCTACGGCAGGATATACGCCTGAGTTCTGCCATGCTGTGCGCTTTGTGCTTATTGAAGAAGGCGCACTTAATGCAGCTGGCATACCTTATCCAAACTTAGGTTATGTTAACGACCCCAAAGACGTCGGTGGCGAAACCAAAGGCGGCATTAGCAAGCGCGCTTTTCCTGCGTTGGATATCTCGTCTTTATCGCTGGATAAAATAGTCTCTGTTTACCACACCTACTATTGGAAACCTGCCTACTGCCAGCAATGGGCCGGGCCTGTTGCGCTGTACACCTTCGACGCCGCTGTACAGCATGGCGTAACCAATGCACTTTTAATGCTGCAGGAAATTGCCGGTACTAAAGCCGATGGCAAGATTGGCCCTTTATCCCGCGCTGCTATCCACGGTACTGATGTTGAATATCTGTGTGCACGCTATGGCCTGCGCCGTGCACGTTTTTATGCCCGTATTCTGCTGAAGAACACAACGCAAGGCCGCTTCATTGAGGGCTGGCATAACCGCTTAGTTAGCCTGACCAATGCCGCGTGGGAGATTTACTAATGGGCAGGAACTGGGACTACTCGAAAGCCCAGGGGCGCGCAAAGCGCCTTAGTGCTGAATTGCATTCTCACAACACGGGCCAGCCCGTTCCTGCTCACCCTCCGCTGTTTAGCCACTGCGCCACCATGCAGGCTTATTTTGCTGCTGGCTGGAATAACGTCACTGAGGGCGATATCCGCTTGCATATCTATGTTAATCAAACTGCGGTGCCCGGCGGCACCGACAATCTATCTAAATTCAGGAGTTTAAAACAATGTCTCTTTCAATAATTTTAGGGGCCGCAAAGCTTGCTATGGAGGTTGGCCCGGCGGCCATCCGTGGCATATCGGCCATGTTCGGTGGTAGTGAAACTGCCGAAAAAGTGGCCGGTATGGTCGAGCAAGTGGATAGCGCCTTGGGCATGAGCAGTGCGCAAAAGGAAATGGCGCTTACCCGCGAAATGCAAAAGCTACCGCCAGAAGGCATCGTTGAGCTGGAGCGTATTAAAGTCGAAATGGAAAAGGAAATAACCCGCCGCCAGGAGCTACAGCTTGGCGATAAACAGGCTGAGCACCACGAAACGCAAGAGACCATTCGGGCAGGCGATAAAGCCGAAGACCCGTACATCAGAACTACCCGGCCTAACATGGCGCGTAAGTCAATGTGGGCAACGTTTGTGTACTGCTTTTTGATGGAAGGCTTAAAAGCGTTTGGCTTCGGCACTGGTGTTGATGTTTACGTTGCAATTTTTCTTTCTACCCCGGCCTGGGCTTACATGGGTTTGCGTACCCTGGACGGCTTTGCCCCTCACCCCAAAGGCAGTGGCGCCAAAGTTACAGGTGCATTGGCTGGCCTTGTTAAGGGGCGTCAATGACAGACCTGTTTGATCGCGCCTCAGATGTAGAGCAGGCGTTTAGAGACAATGCCCTTGCACGACAGTTGGATCAAGTTACAGAGCAACCGCTGACAGACAAGCAAGGTGCCCGCTGTTGCGTTGAATGTAGTGAAGAAATCCCGTTACCACGTTTAGCTGCAGTACCTCACGCCGTGCGTTGTATTGGCTGCCAGGCAATTAAGGAGGCGCGCTAATGGAGTGGCTTAAAGCTTACTGGCCCATGCTGTGGGCGGCAATGAGTACTGCAGGCATGGTGATATTAGCGCTGCTATCCAAGACCTACGCCAGGCGTGAAGACCTGGCAAAAGTTGAAAAGAAAGTTGACCAGCTGCAAGCCCATGTAGACAGCTTGCCAACCCAGACGCAAATCACTGAGTTGCTGGTTGCGCTGGAGCGCACCAAAGGAAGTGTAGAAACGCTGGAAGAGAAAATCCGGCCCGTTCAACACCTGGCACAACTGCTATTAGAACAGCGTTTGAAGGATGATAAATAGGGGTTTATATGTCATTTAAAACATTATTAACGGAAGACCAGCGCCTTGTGATCCTGCGCTCTTTGCGTGAGATGCAGGGCTTTGAGGCTAACGAGTCCATTCTGGATTCATGCCTGGAAGCGTATGGCCACAACGTTAGCCGCGACCAGGTGCGCACCCATTTAGCCTGGCTGGCAGAGCAGGATCTAATTACGTTGCGCACGTTGTCTGACTACCAAATAGCCCGCCTGACTGGCCGTGGTGACGATGTAGCCACTGGCCAAGCCACTGTGCCGGGTGTTAAACGCCCACGGGCTTAAGGGGGCGTTATGCAATTATCAGGTAGTCGTAAGTCCAAAGTTAACCTGCTGCCGCAGGTTATCCGCGATCAGCTGCATGCGTTTATCCGCAGTGGCGATATGCATCAAACCGATATCCGTGAAGCTATCAATCAAATGATTGAAGAGGCTGGCTTGCCCGAAGACGCCAAGCTAAGCCGCACCGGATTAAACCGCTATGCCCAAAAGTTTGAAGGTGTGGGTGAGCGCATCCGGCAGTCACGCGAAGTGGCAGAGGTATGGATCAGCAAGCTAGGCCAGGCTCCAACCTCAGACGTGGGCAAGTTGCTGCAGGAGTTCGTGCGCACCATGGCGTTTGAAACCAGCATGAAGCTGATGGACGAAGCCGCCGAAGATGGCGCTGAACCTATATCACCTAAAGCGCTGGGGCAGCTGGCCTTGGTGGTGCAACGCATTGAAGCGGCGTCTATGTCGAGCCTTAAAGTAGAGAAAGAAATCCGTAGTGCCTTTGCGATTGAGGTGGCGGATAAGACTGAAAAAATTGTTAAGACTGCCGGTTTAACCGCAGAAACTGCCGCTGATATTAAGCGTCAGATCTTAGGTATTGCGAAATGACTTCCGTTGCTCAGGCAGAAAATGAACTTCGTAATCAGTCTGCCTCGGCAATTGTTGACGGGCAGTTTGATAAAGACGAAGTTCTGTTACCTTATCAAAAACGTTGGATAGCAGATCAGTCCCAACTAAAGATTGCTGAGAAAAGTCGCCGCACAGGGCTTACGTGGGCCGAAGCTGCAGACGCTGCCTTAAATGGATCTATGTCGGCCAGTGCTGGTGGCTGCGATACATTCTATGTAGGCACTACAAAAGACATGGCCAGAGAGTTTATCGATGCCTGTGCTATGTGGGCAAAAGCATATAACCTGGCAGCGGGTGAAGTTGATGAAGAAGTCTTAGCTGATGAAGATAAGGATATCCTGGTCTATGTAATTAATTTTGCATCAGGGTTCAAGGTCAAAGCACTTAGCTCTAACCCTGCCAACTTACGTGGTATGCAGGGTAACGTTGTTATTGATGAAGGCTCTATTCAAAAAGACTTAGCAGCCCTGCTTAAAGCGGCTATGGCATTAACCATGTGGGGCAGCCGTGTCCGCATCATCTCCACACACAATGGTATTGATAACCTTTTTAATACTCTGATCACTGACAGTCGTGCTGGTAAAAAGCGTTTTAGTGTTCACCGCATTGATATCGAATTGGCTATCGAAGAAGGTCTGTTCAAGCGTATCTGCCAGGTCACAAAGAAAGAATGGAGTCAGGCCGCTCAGGATGAATGGTTAAGCAATCTTTTGCGCGATACAGCCACCGAAGAAGATGCGCTTGAAGAATACTACTGCGTACCGAAGAACGGCGGCGGTGCTTATATCAGCCGTGGCCTGCGTGAACGTGCCGCAATACTTAACGCACCTATCCTGAGATTCACCGGCACCACAGCATTTAACGAAGCCAGTGAGCATGCCCGCATTGGCGAGATGCAAGAGTGGCTGGAGCAGCATGTAGTGCCAGAGCTGAACAAGCTGCCACCGGATTTACGGCACGCCCTGGGCGAAGACTTTGCGCGTAGCGGTGACTTAACGGTATTCGCCCCCATCACTGTTGAAAACGATACAAAGCGCACCGTACCGTTTTTAGTTGAGCTGAAGAACGTACCGTTTAAACAGCAAGAACAGGCGCTTTACTTCATCTGTGACCGGCTGCCACGGCGTGATGGTATTTACCTGGACGCACGCGGCAACGGCCAGTACTTAGCTGAGCAAGCCCGTTACAAGTACGGTGCCGAAGTGGTTGAGGTCATGCTGTCTGTGGCGTTCTACCGCGAGAACATGCCGCGCTTTAAAGCCATGTTTGAAGACAACGAACTGCTGTTACCCAAGCATGAAGACGTGATCACCGACTTAGGCCAGATCCAAATATTCAGAGGCGTGCCTGGTATTGATGACAGCCGCACAGTTGGCAGCGATGGTAACAAAAGACACGGCGACAGCGCTGTGGCTATATTCCTCGCCGTGCTGGCATCTAAGGCAGATATAACCCGCTACGAACTGCACACCATTAAGGCGCATGGGGATGAATCTCACCGCCGCTTCCTTGGTACCGCCGCCGACAACAACCGATTTGATGATATGCCGCAGCATGACTTGCGCGGCAGAGGGATAAGACTATGAGTGCAATCTTAGATGCCAATGGCAAGCCATTTAAAATAGAGCCCGGCGTAATGGCAGAAGATATTGCCAGGGCCTACACCACCGGGGTGCGTAATCCGCGCCCGGCCAGTGTGGCGTCAACACTAACACCACAAAGGCTGGCAGGTATTCTGCGCAGTGTAATCGACGGCAACGATCCTGAAGCCTATATGACGCTGGCAGAAGAAATTGAAGAGCGCGACTTGCATTACTCCGCCCAGCTGCGCACCCGCAAGCTGGCGGTGGCTGCCATTGCGCCAACCGTTGAAGCGGCCAGTGATGACGCCAATGACCTGCTGATGGCAGAGCGTGCACGGGAGATCATGAATGATGACCAAATACCCGAGCTGTTCTTTGATTTACTGGATGGCCTGGGTAAGGGTTTAGCATTGGTGCAAATTCTGTGGGACACCAAATCCACCCCATGGAAACCGCAGGATTACAAATGGGTAGACCCGCGCTACCTGCGTCAGGATCAAGAGACCCTGCAGCAAATTCTGCTGATTAGTGAAGATGCGCCAACCGGTGCCCCACTGGAACCCTACAAGTTTATCTTACATACACCGCGCTCTAAGTCGGGCAGCGTGTGGCGCAATGGTTTAGCGCGGCTTGTGGCTGTGATGTACATGCTTAAGTCATTTACCATCCGCGACTGGTGGGCCTTTGCCGAGGTATTTGGCATTCCGGTGCGCATTGGTAAGTACGGGGCCAACGCCAGCACTGATGATATCAGCACCTTGATTAATGCCATTAGCCGTATTGCCTCAGATGCGGGGGCAGTAATCCCTGAGTCGATGAAGATTGAACTGATTGAAACAGCCAAGGGCAATGGCGGTAATACGCTGTTTGAGAACATGGCGCGCTGGTGTGATGAGCAAGTGTCAAAAGCGGTGCTTGGCCAAACCATGACTGCAGATAATGGTAGCTCACAATCGCAGGCGACGGTGCACAACGAAGTGCGTATTGACATTGCAAAGTGGGATGCGCGGCAGCTTGAATCGTCAGTCAATGAATATTTAATCAAGCCGTATATCATTTTAAACTGGGGTGTTCAGCAACGTTATCCGAAAGTGCGGATTAAGGTGCCAGAGCCGGAAGACTTAAAGATGCTGGTAGAGAGCATCACGCCATTGATTGACCGGGGACTGAAAGTATCAGCCTCAGAAATGGCAGACAAGTTCGGTTTAAGCCTGGTTGAAGACGGTGAAGAAACGTTGCAGCCTCTGCAGTCGGTTGCTATGCAAGGGTATCCTATTGCGACGAACCGCCGTATAGCCATTAACCGTGTGATGAGTACCGCAGATGCAGACGCCGAAATTGACGCACTAATCAACGAGGCTATGAGCGAATGGGAGCAAGTGGCTGAAGAATTTATGAACCCGATTACTGAGCTGGCAAATAAGTCTGCCAGTTATGAAGAGTTCGCTGCAGGTTTACCGGCCTTGCAAGAGCAGCTCGGAGCTGAGCAGTTTATCGCGCAGATGGCACAGTATATGTTTCAGTTGCGGGGTTTAGGAGACAACCAGGATGGCTGAAACTCTGGTCCCAAAAGAAGCGCTGGACTGGTTCAGGCGCAAAGGCATTAAGCCGGGCTTCGATTACCGCGATGTGTGGAAAGAAGAACAGGCCAATGCGTTTACTGTGGCAAAGATGCTTAACGCTGATTTGTTAGTAGACGTTAAGCAAATCGTGCAGGATGCCATTGCAAGTGGCCAAACGTTTGAGCAGTTTCGCAATACCCTTAAGCCCTTGCTGGTAAAGTCTGGTTGGTGGGGTGTGCAGACAATGCAGGACCCATTAACCGAAGAAACAAAGCTGGTGCAACTGGGCAGTGAAGGCCGTATAAAAACCATTTATAAAACCAATATGCGCACCGCCAGAAGTGCAGGCCAGTGGGAGCGTATCCAGAGAACCAAGCGCACAATGCCCTACTTGCTGTATCAGCTGGGGCCAAGTGAGCAGCATAGGGTGGACCATGCGAAGTGGAAGAACACCTTATTACCCGCCGATGATCCATGGTGGGATGTGCACATGACACCAAACGGCTGGGGCTGCAAGTGCTGGATCCGGCAGGTATCGCAATACGAGGCCGACAAGTTGATTGCATCCGGCAAGGTGTCAACCTCTGCACCCGCAAGTAAAGACCGGCAGTGGATAAACCGGCGCACTGGTGAAGTGGAAGTGCTACCGCAAGGCATTGAGCCTGGTTGGAACTATAACCCGGGCAAAGGGCGTGAAAATATGCTGGCCGGGGATCTGGCGGCAAAAGAAGCCCGAATGCGCCAAACGCTCTCTGACGGGTTATAAGGATCTACCTGTCATAAAGTTACCGGCAAAAATGTTTAAACGAATACAGCAGGATTTAAACAGGGTTTAAACAAGGTTTGTTATGATACTTTAGCCTGGTTTGCCGCCACGGGCTTGCCAGGCTGATTTTTTAAGGTAGTCTCTACTGCCTGAACCGGCGCTTTTGCCGCCGTTGCCAAACCGCACCACCTTCCTCATAAGCACTTATCGCCAACCCGCATATTGAGCAATTGACGTTATTTATCGTCAGTTGCTTTTTTTATGCATGCTGAACTCCGTGAACTGATTTTTACGATATTCCACATACCAACCCGACTACAGGAGGTTGCTATGTAACCCTTTACCGGAGTTCCTAAGTGACAATAAAACAGCAGTCAGTCAAAACCATAACTGCGCTTTGCTTCAACATGATGCCGATGGAAGCCGATGCTACAGGCATTTGGCTGCCGATGGTGCCAGCCGGCCCATTTCAGGGGCTTGATGGCCGTTCATGGATGAACAACAACCCTGAAGCTGTCGTGGCCCGCTTTGTTAAAAAGCGCCCATTCGACATGGAGCATTCAACGCATATCAAAGCGCCCCAGGGCGAACCGGCTCCGGCCTATGGTTGGATTACCAAAGTTGAAAACCGCGAGGGTGAAATCTGGGCTTTTGTGGAATGGAATGTTGAAGGCGCTGAAGTTCTTGAAAAGAAGAAGTATGCCTTTTACTCACCCTCGTTTTCTTATGACCCAACGGGTCAGGTGCTGGCATTAGTCAGTGCCGCTTTAACCAATGATCCAAATTTAAATGTACCCGCCCTTAACCGTAAAACAGAGGACAACCCAATGAAGCTGCACCCGCTCATTGTTGCGGCACTCGGCATTGCCGCAGAAGCAACAGAAGAACAGGCCGTTGTGGCAATTAACGCGCTTAAGCAAGACAAAGATATTGCCCTTAACCGCGCTAACCAGCCTGACTTAAACAAGTTCGTACCGATTGAAACCCACACCGTGGCGCTTAATCGTGCGAGCACAGCAGAGGCTGAGCTTAAAGCCATTGCTGATAAAGAAATTGATGCACTGGTGCAAACCGCCATTACCGAAGGCAAGGTTGCGCCGGCTAACAAAGATATGTTTGTCAGCATGTGCCGTGCTGAAGGTGGTATCGAGCAGTTTAAAAAGTTCGTCGGTACCGCGCCTGCTATTGCCACCAATAGCCAGACGAAACAGCCTGTCGATACCAACGGCAAGCCCGTGCTTGAAGAGCATGAAATTGCTATGTGCCGCAAAATGCACGTGACTCAGGAAGAGTACATTGCGGCTAAACAACAACTTAACCTGGGAGCTAAATAATGGCGACTGAAGCGCAGGTGCTTGAAGCACTACAGGCCACTATGTCAGCGGCTTATACCCGTGGCTTAACTGCTGCGAAACCACAATGGTCAATGATTGCCACCGAAGTGCCAAGCACAGGTGCAGCCAACTTTTACGGCTGGTTAAAAGACTTGCCCGGCATTGTGGAATGGACTGGCGCCCGCCAGCTGGCCGATATGGGCAAGCATGGCTATTCCATCGAAAACAAAACCTTTGAAAGCTCTATCTCGGTGTCACGTGACAACGTTGATGATGACCAGATTGGTCACTACAGCGTGGTGGCACAGAACTATGGCGACCAGGTGGCTTACTTCCCTGACACCCTGTGTTATCCAATCCTGGCTGCGGGCTTTAGCACGCTGTGTTTTGACGGCCAGAACTACTTTGACACCGACCATCCGTTAGAAACCACCCCGGCCACTACATTCTCCAACGTGGTGGGTGATCCTTCTACTGACACAGGCGAGCCGTGGTTCCTGATTGATGACACCAAGGTGCTGAAGCCGGTTGTGTTCCAGAACCGCCGGCCATTCGTGTTTAAAAACATGAACCCTAACGAAGAATACACCTGGTTTAACAACAAGTATGCCGCTGGTGTAGATGGTCGTTGCAACGTGGGCTTCTCGTTTCCTCAACTTGCCATTGGCTCTAAGGCCGCATTGACGAAAGCCAACTATGAAGCCGCCAAGAAACAATTGCAGAAGATGAAAAAGGTAGACGGTACGCCAATCGGTGTTCGCCCCACTAAGTTAATTGTGGGACCTGAAAATGAAGCTGCCGCGAAGGCGTTGATTTCAATGATGCTCGTTGATGGTGGCAATACCAACATCTATTACAACGATGTTGAAATTGTCGTTTCTTCTCTGATTACTGCGTAAGCCACTGCCATTCATTGGTATCAGGAATGGCGATGTTACGGCATCGCCATTTTTAAAAGGAGTTCAACGTGAGTGAAAGCCAAAACAAAACCCGCCGCACTGGCTCAAGGGCAAAGCTCCCAGCAAGTGCTGCAGCAGCAAAAACAGTGGCAAAGGATCCTGCCGTCCAAACAGCGCAAGCCGAACAGGACGCGGCAGCACTGAAAGCAAAGGCCGAACAGGACGCGGCAACACTAAAAGCGAAGGCTGATTTAGATGCCTTAGCTCAGGGTGGCACGGCTGGTTCAGTTCCCACTATTAAGGAAGGTAAAAATGATGTGGATAAATCGGAAAGTAAAGATGGTGTTGATGGCGCTGGCCATGACGCTATTGCCATTGTGGGTGCTTTTACGGCCCGTTCTAAGGCAGCCGCTGGCTTTTGGCGCTCCGGCGTGCAGTTCCATCGTCTCAAAGAAACATTGGTGCTTGTGGTTGAGCAAGAGCCGGATGCGGCTGCGGCAGTTTCTGCGCCGGATCATGAGGCAGAGCTTGTGGTGTATCTCACTGCTGAAAAGGCAAAGCGCGTGCACCGCGAACCTAACCTGGTCATAGAAGATATTGACCTTGAAGACCTGATTGATCCGGCTGGCGTTATCAACCCGGACAGCAGCGAATAGTAAGGCGGCGGTGATGGCTATTTATGCAACAAAGCAGGACTTGATAGACCGTGATAACTCCATGCTCTGGAACGTCGCTATCGACAGAGAAACCGGCGAGTTAAACGATACCTATATCAATAACGCACTAGAGCAGGCAGACGACGAAATAAATTCGTTTATGACCCGCTACGTGCTGCCCCTGCCAACTGTGCCGGGCATGCTGAATAAGCTGGCTGTCACCATCGCCTTTTACTGGTTAGCAGACCGTGATCAGCAGGCCACCAACTTGCTGGAAGAGCGCTACAAAATGGCGCTCACTACGTTAAGAGAAATCGGCACGGGCAAGCGTGACTTAGGTTTGCCTGTGGCCGATAAGCCTGCTGAAAGCAGCCTGGGCAAAGTTGAATTAGTCCAGGACAACGAGCGGTTGTTTACCCGCAACAGCTTGCGGGGCGTTCTGTAATGTCAATTAGTGTGCAGGTTAGCGGAGTACAGGAACTACAGCGCTATAACCAGCTGCTGGAAACGCTGGGCGACCCTAAGCACAAAGAAGAATTGTTAGACGCGCTTGGCGGCATTGTTGAAAGCCAGACGCGGCGGCGCATTGCCGATGAAAAAACATCACCCGACGGCAGCCCCTGGGCGGAATGGAGCAGTGCCTATGCAAAGACCCGGCACGGTAATCAGTCTTTGCTGCAGGGTGATGGGGACCTGCTCGATTCGATTCAGTACGTGGTGCAAAGAAACCAAGTACGTGTTGGTTCCCCGCTGGCCTACGCGCCAACGATTCAGGACGGCTTTAGCGGTGTGGTACAGGTAGATGCACACACGCGCTTAATTAAACAAGCCTTTGGTAAGGCATTGGCGTTTCCGGTGTATCAGTCGGTGGGTGCATTTAGCCGGCTGATGAATATGCCAGCGCGTGAGTTCTTAGGTTTAAGCACAGACAACCAGCAAGAGATTTATGCAGTGCTGGGTAACTTTTGGGGCGGGCTGATCCAATGATAAGACCAGATTTTGTTGTAACCGGATCAACGGTGTGGGCCTGTGAACAAATTGTCGCCTACCTCAAGCCAGAGCTTGAAGGCAGTGAGCAGCAGATTGACCGGGTGCAAACTGTTGAGCGCCACATTGGCAAGTTTGACACCCCGGCAGACGTGAAGCGCTGGATAGCAAACCGTGATGGCGGCATTCGGATTGCTGCTCTGCGTGTGCCTAAGTACGAAAGCATTGGCAATCGCATTGTCGGCACCGTGAACTTTGTGGCCTATGTGTTTACAACCGACCAGTTTGGCTATCAGAAAGACTCTCGCGCCGAAGTGATCGCAGGCAAGTTAGCCGGTTTTTTATTGCGCCGTAACGCTTTGCCAAGTGCCTATAGCCGGGCCGATGCAGTGCGCGGTGACAACCTGTACAGCGATAAGGTTGACGAACTGGGCCTTGCTGTGTGGTCAGTGAGTTGGACACAGCAGTGGTACCTGGACGTTGAGCTGGACCCTGCAACGCTGGATGACTTTTTGCGCTTTGGCCTTAAAGCTCAGTTGGCCGAAGGTGCGCCAGAGCTGGAAGGTGTTGTAGATATGCCGCAGTAACCAGGTAAATAACAGTCTCAGTAACGGGATGAAAACAGGAAATAACTATGTTGATCCACATCAAACCCAAAAAAGCAGTGGTGCCAGTGCGTAAGCCAAGTGGTGAATACCTGGCAGAGGCTGGCGAAAAAGTAGAGCGTTCATCCTTTTGGGTGCGCCGCCTGAATGAAGGCGATGTAATTGAATTTAAAGCAACGGCTAAAGCGCCGGCTAAAGCCGATAAAGGAGCATAAATATGGCACTCGGTAGCATTCCTAACGATATTAAAGTCCCTCTCGTTTATATCGAGATTGACAACTCTAACGCGCTATCGGGTACGCCTGCTTTAGCGCAAAAGGTTTTGGTGATCGGCCAGCAGTTGTCCACAGGTAGCGCAACAGCGTTAACGCTGAACCGTATTACCAACAGCGACAGCCAAATGGACGCGCTGTATGGCTATGGCTCTATGATGTCGCGCATGCTGAAGGCCTTCCGCCAATCAAACGACTACACCGATGTGTATGCGCTGGGCGTTGCGGACCTTGACGCAGGTACGGCGGCAAAAGGTGAAATTACAGTGGCTGCAGCCAGTGCGAAAGCCGGTGTAATTGCATTGCTGATTGCCGGTGAGTCGGTGCAGGTGGGCGTTAATGATGCAGATACAACGGCCACTATTGCCACAGCGGTGATTGCCAAAATTAATGCCAACAAAAACCTGCCGGTGACAGCAGCACTTAAAGCGGCCACCACTGAAACGGTTGAGTTAACCTGCAAGTGGAAAGGCTCTACAGGTAACGATATTGATGTACGTTACAACTACTACGATGGCGAAGTGTTGCCAACTGGTGTCACCCTGACCCTGGTCGATATGGCAGGCGGCGCTGGCACACCGGATATGGATGCGGTAATCGCAGCAGTACCTAACGAATGGTACAACCATATTGTGATGCCTTATAACGACACCCAAAGCCTGAACACGCTGCGGGATGAGCTTGTGACTCGCTGGGGTCCGCTCAAGATGATTGAAGGCATTGCTTACACAGCGTTCCGGGGCACCTTTGCTGAGACGGGTGCATTTGGTGTAGCACGTAACGATTACCTGTTTACATGCATGGGTACCAACAAAGCGCCTCACTCGCCTTTTGAGTTTGCTGCCGCCTATGCCGGCCAGGCATCGTACTCGCTTGGTATTGATCCGGCTCGCCCATTACAAACTCTGGTAATGACCGGCCTGCTGCCGCCGGCTAAAGAACTGCAGTGGGATATGACAGAGCGCAACCTGCTGCTGGGCGATGGCATTGCTACCTATATGGTTACGCCAGGCGGCGAAGTGGCCATTGAACGTGAAGTATCTATGTACCGGGAGAATGCCTTTGGTGACCCGGATCCAAGCTATCTGGATATCACCACGCCTGCAACTCTGGGCTATTTGCGGTATTCACTGCGCACTATGGTGACGAACCGTTTCCCACGCCACAAGCTGGCCAATGATGATGTGTTAAACCGGCTTGATCCGGGCCAGCCAGTTGTTACGCCTAAAGTTATGCGCAACGCCATGTTAGAGCTGGCCAACAATGATTGGGTACCTAAGGGCCTGATGGAAGACTTTGACGGCTTTAAAACCACGCTGAACGTGTACCGGGATTCCAGTGATCAGAACCGGCTTAACTGCGTGTTCAACCCCAACATTGTTAATCAGTTCCGCATCTTTGCCGCGCTGATGCAGTTCAAACTTTAATTAGGAGTATAAGCCCATGGGACAAATCCTTGGTGAAGTGGTTATTCGTGCCAACAGCAAACAGCTGAAAACGAAAAAAGGATCAACCTTAAACCCCGGCGGTTACACCCGCACCCCGCACGTTGGGCCGGGTCGTGTTTGGGGCCAGTCGAATGAGTACACAGTGCCCACTATTGCCGTGGTAATTGCTGCTGATGAAGACGTGGACGTGCTGGAAATCAATAGCATCACAAATGCCACACTCACCTGGGAAGGTGACAACGGTGTCGATTATATGATGACGGATTGCGCGCCACAGGCCCCGTTTACTATTTCAGACTCCGGCGATGTTACCGGCACATTCCAGGGCAATAAGGTAGAGCGTATCTAATGGCCGTCATGACTTTTGAATTAACGCATGGCCTTAAGGTGGGTGAGAAAACCCACCTTGAGGTGGGCCTTAAGGAGCTTACATCCGGTGACTACATAGACGCCCAAATTGCTGCTGAAAAAGTAATAGTGCAGGACGGTAAAGCAGTGGCTTATACCAGTGATGTGCTGTACGGGCTGGAGTTGCTGGTACGCCAGGTGGAATACATTGGTGCCGTGCAAGGGCCGGTTAGCGTTAAAGAGCTGCGTAAGTTGCACCAGGAAGATTTTAAGTTATTGCAAGAAAAGGCGTCCGAACTTGACCAATTGATAGCGAAGGAGCTGGAGAACCGGGGGCGACCTTAAGGCGCTGGCGGTAATTTGCGAGGACCTGCAGTTAGCTATCGGGTCCCGCATTCCGTTCAGCGCATCCAGTGCCATGCCACTGCGCCGCCTTGTCCGCACCTACAGAAAGTTAAGAGAGTTAATCCATGGCCCAGCAACTTAAAACCGACATTATCTTAAACCTTGCTGGCAACCTTGCCGCTAAAGCCCGCCAGTATGGCGCCTCTATGAGTGACTTTGCCAAGAAAAACGAAACGGCAATGACCATGGTTAGACGCTCCGCAGCAGCAGCCGGGCGCGGTATTGACACCTTAGGCAATCGTTACGTGGGGGTTGCTGCGGCTTTTGCCACAGGTGCCACTGTGCGCAATATCGGCAACTTCTCTGAACAAATGACCCGCCTGGGCACGAATGCAAAGCTGACTGACGAACAGGTTGCCATGCTAAAAGGCAATATTCTTGAGCTGGCCAACCAACCAGACATCCGCGTTGATACCACTCAATTCACTGCTGCAATAGATGAGCTGATGGGTAAGACCGGAGACTTTGAGTTTGTGAATGACAACCTGGAGAACATGGGTTTATTCATGCAGGCGTTTGGGGCCGATGCTAAATCCAGCGGGGCTTTGTTTGCTCAGTTCCGTGAAAAAGGTATCAGAGACGCGAAGGAGGTAATGAACACCATTGATGATTTATACAGCCAGTTTGCTATAGGCAGTGTAAACGTCAAAGATTTAGCGTCTATTTCAGAACAGCTGTTTGCTACCTACCAGGGCAAAGGCCCTGCGGCCATCACCCAAATGTCGTCGTTAGTGCAGCTGTTTGCCAAAGCCAAGGGCAATGCTAATGAATCGCTGACCTCTATTCAGGGGGTGTTTGCTGCATTTAATGACAAAACAAAAGTGGAGTTTTTGGACAAGCAAGGCATCGCAGTATTTAAAGCCGGCACTAAAGAGATGCGCGAGCCGGTTGAGTTGCTATTAGAGATTTTAGATAAAGCTAAAAATGATCCGATGAAATTAGGTGATGTGTTCGACCAGTCATCATTGCAGGGTCTGGCGGCTTTATATTCGCAAGAGAACAAAGACCTGTTACTTCAGATGAATAAATCGACAGGTGAATACGGTGAAACCCAAAAAGCTGCAGCGAAGAATGCAGCGGAATTTAATAATGCCGTGCAGTCTTTATATACCTCATTTAATAAATTTGCCGAAAGCCGGTTGTCGCAACCTATCAGAGATATCGCTGATGCTATCAACAGCGTGGATGATGAAACCATAGATAACTGGCTGAAATGGGGCGAAGCCGCTCTGTGGGTAGTAGGTGGTTTAGTGGCAGCCAAAAAGGCTGTCGATGTTTATTCGTGGGGGAAGAATGCGTTTGGCGGTAAAGGTAAGCAAGGCGGAGGTGGCCAGGGCGGCTTTGCTGATATGGGCGTGATGCCTGTTTATGTCGTTAACATGGGCGCTGGCGGTATGGGTGGCGCAGCTGGTATCGACATTACTGATGCCATGGATGGTAATAAGAAACCCAACAAAAGCAAATGGGGTAAAGTAGGATCCACAGCGGTAGCTTTGGGAACCGTAGGTTATGCAGCAAGCGTGATTTATGAAAACCCTGACGATTATTTACCATTCAATGTTAGTCGTAAATCCGAAAGAGATCCCTCAATGGCCAACTTTGAAGCCCCCGGCTTGTTAGATGTCGTTGACGAGTTTCGGAGTTTTCGTAAGTGGGCTAAAGCCACCACGTTATCTGACGTGTTACCCAGTGTGTTTGGTGATGAAAAAATTAAAGATGTGTCTGTCAGGGAGCACCGATCTGAAAACATAAGCACCGATGTATCGCCCATGTTAAATGGCCTGACCGGAATGCTTAACCTGAAGCTGGATTTGTCAGACAGCAGACCAAAACTCACCGCGACCAAAACTCCGCCTGGCATCCTTATCGACCCTGACACAGGTGCTAATTAACGTGACTATTAAAGGGCTTGCAAATGGCATTTGAAGACCGTTTAACCGCCTCGTTCAGGGGCGTTGAATTTTTACTTGAAGAGGCCGATGGCGAAAGTGGCCGCCGGGCCATCCCCCATGCTTACCCCAAAAAGGAAGTAGGCTACACCGAAGACAACGGCAAGGTGCTTACCCAGGAGCGCATTAGTGGCCGTGTGGTGGGTGAAGATTACCTTGCTCAGTTAAAGGCCATTCTTGAAGCGCTAAACAAACCCGGCCCAGGTGAATTAATTCATCCGTGGTTTGGTATTCGCAAAGTACAGGTTGGCAAGGTCAGCCATAAGTTAATTAACCGCGTTGATGGCACGGCGACAATTAATTTTGAAGTGTATGAAGTGGGTGAAAACCTGTTTCCTAACTCCAAATCAGACACCGCCACCCAAGTTAAAAGCGAAGCCGAAAAGACAAAAGATGCAGTCAATACAGCCTTTGCTGATGAGTTTGATATCAGCACCCTGGATGGCATGGGCGATATGGTAGACGCCTTCTTAGATGATTTGGACGAGCTAACACGCGGCTTACCCTCGTTACCTGATGACCTGCGCCAGTGGACTGACCGGCTCATGCGCACTAAAGATTCAGTTGGCAAGCTATTGGCCTACCCTGGTGAATTGGCCCGTGAAGCCATGGGGCTGCTGGAAGACATTAAAGGCGTGGTTAAAGACCCCATACGTGCACTGGATGTTTATCAGAACGTGCAAAACCGCTGGAGTGGTATGCGTGCCGAGCTGGGGGCAACAGGTGGTTTGTCGCGCAACATATCAAGCGCTGGTGGTATGGCAGGTTCGGTGCCTAAGCTGGCCAACCCGTCAAAAAACGCCGCTATCCAGGCGAATGCGCAAGCATTTAAAACCCTGACGTTAAATAGCGCCATTGTGGCCAGCTGCTCTGCGTTAGGCGAAGCCGAGATTGTAAAAAAACTGGATGATGAACCCCAGCTGGTTGAGAGCCTGTCAGGCGCAGAGCGCAACGCGATATTAACGGGGCAGCAATTGAAAAGCCTGGGCTACGGTATTGCGGATCAGTTAGCACTTTATGCAGCAGCTGCAGTTGAGTCGAACCGGTCTGCAGTATGGAGACAGATGCGGGCCTTAAGGCAAGCCGTATTGGCTGACACTCGGGCGCGGGCAGAACTGTTACCCCAGGTAAGTATTTATAAGCCCAAAGAGAGTGTGCCGGTTGCTTTGGTGGCATGGCAGCAAACGGGTAATACAGAGCGGCGCGACAGCATAGTGCTGCGCAACGGCTTTAAGAACCCGGCCTTTGTTTTACCAACAGATACGGTTGAGGTGATCGGCTAATGGAAGAAATTGTATTAAAAGCTGGCGGTCAAATTTACCAGGGCTGGACCAAGGTTGGAGTAACCCGATCACTTGATGCGATGTCGGGTAGCTTTGACCTTGAGCTGACATGGAAGTGGCAAGGCAGTGAGCAGCAGTATAAGAAGTTTGTGGAGCCTATCCGGCAAGGCCAGGCGTGCACTGTAGATATTGGCGGTGAACGTGTTATCACTGGTTATGTGGATGATTGGGTGCCAAGTTACGACGAAACGACAGTGACGATTAGCGTCAGTGGCCGCGACAAAACAGCCGACCTGGTGGATTGCTCTATCGACTACCCCAGTGGCCAGTTCAACAATCAGACACTGACGCAGATTGCTGATGTGGTGTGTAAGCCCTTTGGTATTAAGGTGATCGTAAATGCTGACGTGGGCGAGCCATTCCAGCGCATCCAAATCGAACAAGGTGAAACCCCGCACGAACTATTATCTCGCCTGGCTAAACAGCGTGGCGTGCTGTTAACCAGCGATACCTTTGGCAATTTGGTGATCACCCGAGCCAGCAAAGAAAAGGCCGGTGCTTCGTTGATATTGGGCGAGAACATCAAAGCAGCGCGTGGCCGCTTCAGTTGGCGCCAACGCTTTAGCAATTTCACAGTTAAAGCTGCAGGTGCTGCCCACGGCAACTGGGACACTGCACCAATATCTGCTGTTGGAGGCATTAAAGCCGATGTGAAAGACAGTGAGATTAGCCGTTATCGTCCGATGATTATTGTCAACGAAGAGATCACTACCGCAGAGGGTGCCGCCAGGCGCGGCCAGTGGGAACGCCAGCGCAGCATAGGTAAATCCAACACTGCTGAATATACGGTGACAGGCTGGCGCATACCGCAGACGGGCAAGCTTTGGAATATCAATACCATTGTCCCGGTGATTGACGAAATCCTTGAGCTGGATGAAGAAATGCTGATTTTATCTATTATGTTCACCGAGGATGATGCCGGACGTTTAGCGGTAATTAGTGTGGTGCGCCCTGACGCAATGGACATACCGGCGCAAATAGTAAAAGACACTAAACTAGGTGGTGGCCAATGGTAAGTGAGCGCTACATTGACCGCCTGCTGGCACCCATTAAGCGCCGCATTACAGGCATGTTAACCCGGGCAGTTGTCAGCGGCATTGTTGAAGACCTGCAGCGCCAGAACCTGCAGGTGAAGATGCATGCTGATGAGTCAGCAGACAACATTGAGCGCTTTCAGAACTATGGCATTAGTTCGTTCCCGCCAGAAGGGTCTGAAGCCATTGTTGCGGCCCTGGGCGGCTCATTGTCTGGTTTGGTGGCCATAGCAGTAGAAGATAAAAAATGCAGGCCCCAGGGTGAAATTGGTGATGTTTTTCTATACCATCTTGAAGGTCATAAAATCCGCTTAACAAAAGACGGTAAGATCATCCTTACTGCGACAGACGTCATTTTTGAAATCACTAATACTTTCAGCATTGCAGCAACTGACGTTATTTTCGATGTCAGCAACTCATTCACTATTATCTCGCCAGAGACATTAATCCAAGGCCCTCTGCACGTCACTGGTGACATATCAACAGACCTCAGTATTGAAGCCGCCGGAACCATTACCTCAGCCGATGTTGTAACGGGTTCTGATTTAAGTGCTAACGGCATTTCATACTTAGGGCATGTTCACAAAGACGCAGAAGACAGGCCGACTACAACACCAGAGTAGGTTCGATATGAGCGCCATCGTGTTTGACATGATGAACAATGCAGGTTTGATTATCGAGGGTGCTGATATCGGCGAGATATCCACCCTCGCTTTGATCTCGTTGTTTACCGATGCCCGCGCTGATGAATCTGACACCGTGCCAGATGGCTCTACTGACTTACGAGGTTGGCCTGGTGACTCGTTTTATTCAGAGCCATGGGGCTCTAAATTGTGGTTGCTCTACCGCGAAAAAATGACCACGGATTTACGCAATAAAGCTGTTAAGTATGCAGAAGATGCACTGGCCTGGATGCTGCGTGATAACGGTGAAGGTGTTGTTGCTAAAAGCGTGCAAGTAACAGGCTCTATCCCAAAGTTTCAAACTCTGGCGCTGAATGTTGTGATCACTAAACCTGATGATGAAGTGATTTCTTTTACTGTATCAAGACGATGGGAGACGCAAAGTGCCGTTTAATGTACCCACGCTAAGAGCGCTGGTTGAAGGCGGGTTAATCGACATTGAAGCCTCGCTGGATACTATTTTACCAAAGTTTGGTATTGAGCAGGCCCTGAACGCGGCGGTAAGTGGCAGCCTGCGCGACTTGTATGATTATCAAAGCTGGATTGTACGCCAGGTTATCCCATCGTCTGAATCTGAAGACCAAACCATTATTGATACCGCCCGCTATGAAGGCGTGATCCAGAAGCTGGCCAGTTCAGCCATAGGTCCGGTTACTTTTACTGGTAGTTCAGCAATTCCGGTGGACACGGTAATGACGCATGCTGATGGCCGCCTATATCGTGTGACGCTCTCTAATGCGCCGTCTGGCGGTAATGTAGTCGTACAGGTTGAGGCTGAAGTTCCGGGCGCAGCGGGTAACCTGTTAGCTGGTGAAAGCTTAACCTTAGTTTCTACTGTGCCAGGTATTCAACCCAATGGCCAAAGCGGCGGCATTGCTGGCGGTGCTGACTTAGAACCTGTGGCGCAAGTGCTTGAGCGCTTATTGTTTCGCAAACGCAACCCGCCAATGGGCGGCGCTGTGCATGACTATGTTGGCTGGTGTCGCGAAGTGCCGGGCGTTGCTCGTGCCTGGGCAGTCGATAATTATCAAGGGCCAGCTACTGTTGGTTATGCGTTTGTGTTTGATTCACGCCCAGATATTTTACCTACTTACGTGGACCAGGTAGCGATGGCTGACTATATCTATCGCCACAAGGATCCAGCCACTGGCGCAGATGTGGGACGGCCAGGCGGTATTGAGGCTGTTTATATTCCGCTGACGCTAAAAACCACTGCCTTAAGCATCACCTTATTTCCCGACAGTCCTGAGCTACGGCAAAGCGTGCAATCCAGTATTAAAGGCTATTTCAATACGCTTGGCCCAGGCTCTACCTTGCTATTAAGTGCCGTACGCACAGCTATTGGCTCAACTCTGGGCGTTAGTGACTATTTGCTTAATTTGAGCGCTGATGTAGCAGCAGCAGACACAGAGTTACATGCATTAGGAGTCATTACGTGGCTCATTCCGTAGCGCAGTGGACTAACGCTATATTGGCTCAAATGCCACGTGGGCTCTTGTGGCAACGAGCAACATCGTTAGACCTTTATAAATATGCCCAAGGCTATGCGCAAAGATTAGAAAACGCTGAGGCCAGTGCTGACAGCCTACTGTTTGAAATGCGTCCTGAATCTACCCTGCAGTTGCTGGATGAATGGGAAGAGTATTTAGGTTTACCAGAGTGCACTCCAGAAACCGTGTCCAGCATTGAGTATCGACGTTATGCAGTGGTTGAAAAGTATCATCGCAAAGGTGGTCTGCAGGCGTGGAATATCCAGAAGTTTGCTACTGATTTGGGCTTTACCGTGGAAGTGGTTGAAACATTCCCGCACCACTGTTTGCGCTCATGTACTTATCCGCTTTGGGAGCAGAAGTACCGGTACATATTAAGGGTAACAGTTTACGGCATTCCAGGGGCTTACATGACATGTTTAGACAATGTGTTAACCCCATTGCTAACGTCTGATGCCAGAGTTCTGGAGTGTACTCTTCAGCGTTACAAGTTGGGTGGTTTGTATTACGAGTTTTACTACGCCGTTTAGGCATTTCTTAATAACAAAGCCGTTTTAAACGGCGTTCAAAATAGTTTCGATTAGGAGTTTATATGCATCCGTTACGCAATGGTTCGCAAGCAACAGCTCGTCCCGCCGCAAAGCCATTAAGCGGTACGCCAGGCTGGTTCACTGAATCAGGCGAGAACAATGCCCCGAGTTATCCTGGAGCGGATTGGTTTAACCATGCAATTGCTGAATTTCTGAATATGTTGGCAAGTGCTGGTATTGAATTCGATGCGACAAAGGATGATCACTGGGCTCGTGCTTTAGGTTTTTTTGACGAAAAGATCGAAAGTCATATTGAATCACCCACTGCCCATAAATTGGGCGCCATTACCAGAGAAATTAGAAGCGGAATGGAATCAAACCCAGTTAGTGCTGAGCAAAGCATGGACTGGCATGGTGTGTTTGTTGAAGAATTTCGAAAGCCAGACGATCTTTATGACTCAGATGTGATAAATCGGGCGTTAGATTACATCCGCAACCTGCCGTTCACCGGCACAAAGCTGATATTTCAGCCGCGGCGCAGTTACCGGTTTGCTCACACCTGTTGGTTAACCAATATCCACGACTGCCACATTGATTTAAACGGCGCGACTATGCGCCGGGTAAACGGTGTAGATACGTCTTCAACGCTGACAACCGCGCTTACAGTTGCAGGAGGCACCACGTTTACTTTAGCAGCGGTGCCGGCCAACTGGCGCGTTGGTGATGCAGTAACGGCATTTACAGACGACACAGATTTACACACCAGCCAGGACCCGCGCTTAATAACAGATATAAATGGCAACAATGTCACTATTGCCGGCCCGTTTTCGTTTAAAGCTGATAGCGCTGGGCCAGGTGTAGCAATAACCACTTTGCCGGTAGGTACCCGCATAGCAAAAGCATACCAGGCGTTTAGCTCAGAGCCATTGCTTGCTGCAGTAAACCGCCGTGTGTTCATTACCAACGGCAAATTTGATGGCAATAAATTTAACCAGTTTAATGCTTCATGGCGTTTTATCCCTGAACTGTACTTGCAGGGTAACGGCGGGCTGATACAAGACTGCCATTTCTACAATATGGTGTCAGAAACAATAGTGGGGCATGGATTCGACGTAGTGCATAACGTGTTTGAGGATATCGGCGGATCTTGTTATCACCTTTCGGTGCATGACGATGCAATTGCGCAAAGCGGCTTTGGCTTCTTTACGCGCAATACATGTAAGCGCACAAACTTAGCCACAAATGCCAAGGTGGGCCACGCCGAAGGTTTAATCACATTCAGCTGGGGCGCAGGAAACTTGATTGTTTCAGACAACAACTGTGAAGACGGATCAGAGGGGTTTTTAGGTGCGTTTAGCAGCTCAGTGGGGGCAATGGCAGACAGACTGCTAATAGCCAGCGGGAACATAGTTAAACGGTTCCCGTTCATAATAGCAGGCGTAACACCTGACGTTGATGGGGTTAATATAACAGGCAACGTTTTTGACGATTGCGGCGCGAATGATAACCCTGAAAATTTAGGCCCGTACTGGTTAAATCGCCGGGCATCTTGTAATTTCAGTGGCAACGTATTGGCGGGTAATACAGTTGCAGAGCAATGGTCTAAATCAGACAAATTGCTAATTGGCAATGATAAATTTACTGGCTCAGCTCGTTTAAGCCCAACAGTACCGGCGCACATTAAGCAGGGGATAAGTGGTTACAACGTGGCTATTCCAGCCGACATAATGACCGTGCTGGAATCAGATTTAAATGCGTTTTTGGCATTCTTGACACCTGCAGGGAAGGTGTCTGGTTTGGCATTTCATACACCAGGGGGAAACTCGGCAGGTAGCGCGTTAATAGCATGGGGTTCAACAGAGAAAGTACTATCGCTAGGTTCAAACGAATCCGGCGGAAAAACTACCATAAGAGCAGGAGGATATAACAAAAAACTTACTGCGCAAGATGATGGCGTTCAAATAGAATCAATGACAGATGGCGGCAACCAATATTTCTATTTGGGTGATTCTGAAGTTAATGGTACGTGGCGTTTCAGATTGACAGGAGGAAACTTAGAGTTTCAAAAGCGGGTTGCCGGTACATATCAAACGAAAAGCACAATTAGCGGCGCATAGTCTTTACAATAATACTAGAGCAAAGCCTAGCATTCTGAGCAGTAGTGCAAATGCTCAAAATACTAGGCTTTGCTGCTTATTGTTTGCGGCGCGCTACATCCGTCCAATAATTTGCGGCAATGGAATCATTATGTGCCCCTTTAACCTCACTCTCGTAATGCTTTTTTAGGGTATCTTCGTTCAGGTAATGCAGAAACTGCTCTTGGCCGTAAATTTTGCTGTTTGCCAAATTAATGAGGGTGGTGTAGTCGTTAAACCCTTCACCAAACCATTGATGATCAAAACTCGCCTTACCCAACATCATTTTTAACCCTACCCAAGTATGGGCGGTTTCGTGTGCTGTTACATACTTTTCCCAAGTATCAAATGCTCTTCCCAGCTTCATTACAAAGCCGTTTCTGATCCCAAAGCCACCTGCTCCTATTTCTTTTTGATTATTTTGCAGTGCCGATACGGCTAAAAAATAGAATGGAAAATCGGTATCGTTCCAAAACCTGTGGATGCTCGGGAAATAGCTTTCGAAAAAAGGGCTGAGACTGCCCTGCAAGTCATTGCCATACCTATCTTCTTTCGTAGTCACACTGTAATAGGGAATCCCCATAACATTGTATTCCCTAACATCTATATTGTCCCCCATAACAAAGTACACCATTTCGGAAACTTGGTTGTAATCGGCTGAAAGCTTTTCCAATGGATCCCTTTGAGATGGAACAATGGAATTGAAATAGTTGAAGTTTTCGGGATGATCACGCCATATGAAGGATACCAATGGGTTACTTTCATCGGTTATTTCCAAAGTAAATTGCTTATTTACCAACGTTAATAATCCTTTAGTGATAACTGGCCTGAACAGTTCCGTTTGAGATATTACCGTTGGCTGATTCTTGTTAAACGAGCCGTCTATTTCATAGCGGATCTGGTGTTTTTTAGCCCCGTTGTGATGTACGGTGATCTGTCTGGTCGCATGGTCAATCTTGACTACTTCGGGCTGAGTAACACGAATATTTTTGATGACGTTAAATATATCATTCTGTCCGCCAAAACTAGGGTCTCCGAATACAAATACAGTACTGTCCTTTTGGGATGCAGAATATGTCAGTTCGACCTTCAGTGTTGAGTTGTCTCCGTTCCAGCTGAGCACATAATCCATATAGGGTTTTTGTTGCGCATAAGCATGGACACCAAGAGTGGACAGAAGAAAGAATATTAAATAAATTGTTTTCAT